ACAACTTCACCATTGCAGTCTATTGAAGGACACTCTTGTTCTACAGGATTGTTTCTTTGAGAAATAGTTAAAAATTCTTCAAAGACGTAATTACATTTTTCGCAGCGATAATCATAAGTAGGCATATTATTTTAATTGGTTTGTTAGATTAGTTAATAAATTTTTCCATTGATGACTACGGTGTTGCCAAGAATAAAAACGTTTTGCATATTCTCTACCAAATTTCATAAGATCAATAGTTTCTGCTGCATGATAAGTAGAAATAACATGATTTAATAAATTAGCTAAAATAACAACGTGATCGGTATGAGATTTTGGCATATCATAAACAATACCACAATTCGCTACGGTTTCTGGTAATGCCCCATAAGCTGAAACAACTACTAGATTACCACCGTACATTGCTTCCATAGCTGCCATACATGAGGTTTCTTCCCATATAGAAGGCAAACAGAAAATATGATTATCTTTTAAAAATTCACGAACAACACTATTAGCCTGTACACCGTGATTAATACACCACTCATTTTCTTCTAATGATTTAAATAGTTGTTCATATGGTTGATTATTTGCATCAAATCCATATATATCAAATCCAGAAAATGTATGCAATTCAAAGTCACTTCTTTGTTGTCTCAATAAACGTAAAGCCTCAAATAGTATCTCAAGACCTCTTTGAGGTGTGCTAGTATATACAATCCTGTATTTAGTGTTCTTTACCCTGTTCCACTTGCTTTTATTACATTCAACTGGTTCAACCGCATTATGCAGTGTTAAACTGCGATCTAACGGTATATTATAACCGTATCGTTGAAACATTTCACGTTGCCAATGAGACACGAAAACAACTTTTGATATTCTATCGGTGGACCAATCATTACCTTTTAAATGCTCATACATTGGATCTGTATACAAATCCTGTAAAATATAAATAGTATGTTTATCTGGATCAATTACTTCATCAATCCATCGACTCACTATAATATTAAACTTGTCCCTAATTTGTTTAGGAACACTCTTGAACAAATTAATGGTATAAAGTTCAGATCCACCTAAAGAATTATATGCTGGATGCTTTTCTGATGAATGTTGTGGTATAGTAAACGTATCACCCCAAAAATCAGTATATACTCTTTCAATTTCTTTTTTCATAATAAAATTAATTAATTATCGATAAAATATATGTGTATCAATCTTAGTTGTTTGATTTTTAAACTCAGCCCATCTAGGATTGGCTATATAATTTGCATGATAATATAAAGCACCATCAGTTATATCTCTTAAATACATTTGATGTGTTATATAATACTCTGCTAATGCTTTCGATTTTTCCCACGTTGGTCCTGGAAAAGGTCTATCATGTTTACCATCACAGTACCAACTAAATTGACAAGCATCTCGTTTAGGGAATCCACTATCCCAATGCCGTCCTTGATATATAACACTACAATACGTATTAGGAAAAAATGGTGAATTAACTCTATTTGTTGTAACATGAGCTACTGCTAATTGTCCTGCTGTAGACTCTACTGCTGCTTCAAAATATATATTTTTTTGCAAACACTCTAATTCTGCAGTATCGACAATATTATATATGTGAAAATTCTTTGCGGCGATTTGTCGTGTACTTAAAGGCACTGATGAAGTCGTATCTTCAGAAACCGTGGTCCTTGATGTAACCGTAGCGCGCGAAGTTGTGTGTTGTAATTTTAAAGGCAAAGCTATAAAAATTACAATGAGAAATGTGATTAATATTATTAACCGTTTCATATATTATCTCCGTATAGTTAATCATTATTATATAATAATTTAGACTACCATGATAATTCTTTTAAGGCAATAAATGTGGGAAGGTGTCTTTGACTAGTTTATACGTTAGCCCAATTACGTTTAATTTCTTGTTTTTCATTTCAATTAATAATAAGGCTTCTTGAGGTGTTACTGATTCAAGTATCTGTATAAACATTTGTTCTCTTTTAAAAGAAGTTATATTACCTGTGTATAGGTTTGTTACGTAATTAATCATACGAACTTGTCCATATATCAATTTAGAATTTTCCGAGCCCATCAATTCCTGATATGGCGGAATACCCTCTGGCAATAAAAACTTTATATCCGGATGAAAACAATATTTTAAAAATTGTTCCAATTGTCCAGATCTATGTTGCAACAACAAAGCTTTTCGTATCTTTGTTGTTTTAAAATTTGGTTTTCCTACATTACTGATATCAGCAAAGAGTTCTACAAATGAAATAGCCATAATTAAAAATCCTGTAAAAATTCAGTCATCTCTTTTAACCGATGCATTATAAAATAATTAAGCATCTTTGATCTACCAGTAAAATGTTCTCCCTTATAAGTGTCTAGTATATTTATCTCAACCGAATTTGGAACATATTCAAAATCGATTAATTGCTGATTACGCTTAAAGTTGCGATAAACTTCACCTGTTAATACATTTTCTGGATTTTGAGACCATGCATTTAAATTCTTCTTTGTGAGTTTACGTTGCCGTTGTTTAGTAATGAATGTATCATCAGGAGACAGTATATTCGGAATACCATCACTTCTATCACCCTTAATGATTAATTCGTTTTTAAATTGAGTTGGTGAATCACATTGAATAAACTTCTTTTTTAATGGAGACCATTGAGACACATTTACATAGTCGTGCAATTGCATGAAATCTTTATCGCTAGAAACTATTAAAATATTTTCATGTTTATGATAATGTTTGCAAATAATAGCAATAATATCATCAGCCTCACAACCATTCCCGTCAATAACCTTATATGGAAAATATGAGCTCAATTCTTCCTTGATACAATTTAAAGCATCAAACAGAGCAGGCCAATTGATATTTTGGGGATTAGTTTCCCTAGCTTTTTTACGATTAGCTTTGTAATGCTTGAAAGTATCCTTTCTCCAATTATTACGACCATCACAACAAAAAATTAATTCTCCCCAATCTTCTTTGAATTTTTTATTTAACATTTTAATATTATTAAGGATCATATGCCTTAACATATTTGTTTCTTCTCCAACATTAAAATGTTTTTGAAATTGCATAAAATTTGCAATTATCATTTGATTATAATCAACTAAAATCATAACAACCTTTTTTTCAGTGTTTTTCTTATTGTTGTCAATTGTGTTATCTTCTCACACCCATCCAGACAGTCCTTTAAAAGCTTTATTATTTTATTTTTTTGTCTTTTTCCAAAATGGCTATAAGCTTCTTTTAAATCTAAATCCTGTTCTTTATTCTCAAGCTCATCTATGCGTTCTTGTAATAAAGTACATAATATTTTCGCTACAGGTTTTTTTATATCATTTACTCTAACAAAAGTATTAAATGTAAAATTAGTTTCAAAGTTATTATCAATATATAAATCAACTACGTAATCAATATCAAATATTAAGCTTTTTGCTCGTTGTTGTATACGTTCTTGTACACTAATTATCTTTTTAGGTAGCTTCTTTCGAATAAGTACTTTAGTCTTTCCAATTTCTTCTATTATTCGAAGCTTTTTTGCAAGTATATTATTATATTTAATCGACAGTCTTGGTAATCCTTTCACCTTCATACGACATAAAAAGCCAATATACCGTCCAATATTTAATTGATCAGTATTGGTTATTTTTTTAATATTGGTAGTATCTACATTACTTTGTTGATAGTATTGTTCTATAAATTTTAAACTATCGACAAAATCGTATCGATCTTTATACCAATTAAAAGCATCTTCTATAAATTTGTTTAAATTTATATCTGATATATCAACAGCACCCTTTTTCCATTCTGGTTCAACTTGCTGGTTTGTCTTGGATAATATCTGTCTGTAGTTTGTTCTTGTTTGTTTCATATTGACTTTCTTGAACTTTTTCGACAAATTCTTGTTCGCTAATTTCTTGCCATTCCGCTTCAATACCTTCTTTAAAAGCGCAAATCCCTCCTCTAATATCTACACATAAATAAAATTTATATCCATCAAATGGATTTTTAATACTCAATGCTAAAACTTGCACATTTAAAGCATGTTCTTCATGATAATAAAAATGTCCTATTAATAAATATTGTTGTTTTTTTGCTCTTGCGTTCTTTTTATAGGTTAATAGATCTACTACGTTTGATTGGTTATTGCTTGCATTAAGTGATTCCATTTAAATATCCTTTGATCCCATGAATAAAATAAATCAAAATAAGCTTTTTGAGTTTTTAATATATTTTGTACTGATGGTTCCCAATATTGTTCTATTGCTCCATTTAATAATGTAGCATAAATTTCTGCATGTTTATCTTTATCATTAAGATAATTATACATCCATGCAAAATTAGCACTCGTTTCTGGTAAAGCTGCAAGATTTGGAACCACACATATTAACCCTGCACTCATCGCTTCTAATAGCGCAATACACGATGTTTCAGGATATATAGAAGGATAAGCAAATATATGAGCCTGTTGTAATGCGTGTCTAATTTGATCATTTGAAACTGATGGATTATAAAACACATTGTCCATACTATCAGCCTTATCATACAGATGCTTAAAGGCCTTATCCTTGTCCTCTTGATCATACAATTTAAAACTAGAATATATATCTAGCTCTACATCGTCTCTATTTAACAATTCAAAGGCCTTTAACAACACTTCTAATCCTTTATGTGGAGCAGAAGTATAAATTAATCTCATTTTAAGACCTTTTTTTGGCTTATCGTGTACTGGTATAGGCTCTATTGCATTCTGAATTACAAGACTTTTTTCATAAGGCACACCTAAAATCATAGCATATTGTTGTTGCTGCCAATTACTTACACATACAACAGTTTTAAATAAATCAATTTTATATGGTTCTTGCCGTAAAAAAACAACGTCTGGATTATCTGCTGTTTCATGTACCCAATATATTCTAGGTTTATCTTCTAAATTTGATACTTTTGAATTAATAATTTGAACTTTATCAAGTAATTGACGGTCAGCACGTTCAACCATCCACTTATACATTAATTCAGGTCCACCATTAGCGTTTGTTGTTTGTATTGTATCATCTACAATATGTAATATAGGATCATTCATTAGACTCTTGTTTTTCTAAATATATTATAATAATAATTCTTTTAAAGGTTATATATGGATTTCGACGACACTAACTTAAATGATTTTGGTTTTAGCACAATTAGCGAAGAAGTATTTACAGCAAAAACTAAAGAACCTGAAACTCAAGTTGTAGAACAAGCTATTCAACAAGCTAAAAAAGGTCAAGTAAAAGATATTGAAACTAAGGTTGAAAAAATATGGGATCTTCTTGATTATCATTATCAAGATATCGATAAACACAAAGAACAACTTAATAAAGTTTATAAAACAAAGATGGAAGAAATAGAACAATTAATAGTACCTCTACTTAACAATTTAGCTAAATCTTCATCAAATGAATATATTTATTGGCCTAATAGACGAACTTTGTTAGAACAACAAATTGAAAAAATTACTTTAGTTACACGAGACATTAATATATTTACTGAGACTGCATAAAACCGTACTTACATATAAAATAAGAATCAACAATATCAGAACTTGGATTACCTTTTTCTTGAGCTAACTCAAAAGTTCCAGGTTCATTTTTCCACGCTTCTAACATTGCTTCTTTATTCGAATTTCCTTTCTGTGTGGCGAATTTTTTAATTGTTGTAGGAGCAATACACTCATATTTAAAATGTTGTTCTGTTAACAAGTGTTTTAAAATTCCTGTATTCTCAGCAATATTAAAAACTCGTCCTACAGACCCATACGAATAATCTTCTATATATACTTTTTCAACTCTTCCATTGTGCCACATTAAGTTATTAATGGTCCACTGAGCCAAAAAAGCATATCGATCTACATCTTTACAATTTTTTGGAATAGAATGGCAATTTACATTGGCAATGTTGGACCACCTGGACCACCACTTATTAACCAATACAAAACAATTAAAAATACAATTAGTAGGATTAAATTGTCCATCTTTATAAACACAAATACTTGGATATGTTATAGAATAATCGATACCTGCTATCAAAACCCTAATTTCTGTAACTCTATTATAGAATCAGCTGCTGAACTATGTAAAATTCCAGCTCCTCCACAGGTTATCCACTCTTCAATATTTTGCTCATTATCATCAATTAAAATATTTGGATTATAATGATCTCCTACAGCAAACATTTGTTTCTCTTCACGATATACAACATAGATATTCCAAACATCGATATTATAGTGTTTTTTCATCCATTTATATTTGTCTACTCGAGCAAATTTTACTTTATCTTTTTTTGGAATAGCTGTTAAGATTGATGGTGCATACATATCTGCATAATCCATTAATTGATCAGCATCAGGCATTCTTTCTAAGTCGTAAAACATTCTTTCAGGTAATTCGTCCCATCGATCATTCCAATTTTCTTTTGTATTATAACCTTTAGTAGTTGTAATGTACTTATCAAAATCACTAAGCACGCCATCCATATCAATAAATAATTTCATTGTAATTTTTTTCTATAAATCCTATCTAAAATATCCTCAATCCAAATTTTT